CCCTGTTGCAATCGCCAGCGCCCTTGCTCCGCAGTCGCCCGCATCGCCTTTGTATCCAGCGGCAGCGCGCCCGCCGTCGTCATAGATGTAGCACATCATTCGTCATCCAGTCGCGTCAACAGGCCTTCGTACTCGCTCATGTTTCCTCCGTAATGCTTCCAGCCGCAGCGACGGTGCCAGGAGAGCCGGGAATCGGCTGCGCATCAGGCGAGGGCCGCGCTGGGCCGGAAGTCGGGGTGGTCATGCGGCTTTCCTTTCTTCCGCTAGGAAGTCATCAATCATGCTGGCGATGGTGATGAATCCAGGAAGGTGGCCGAAGCGCGTATTGAAAGCGGTGAGCATGGCGCGACCGTCCAGAACATCGTTTTGCTGCTGCAGGATTCTGCGCTGCTCGGCTTCCTTGGCTTGGCGCTCTGCCGTGGCCTTCGCCTCGACCGCCTCCCGTTCCTTACGCTGCGCATCCTCGACGGCGCGGCGCTCGGCGGCGATCCGGTCAGATTCTGCCTTCAGGCGGGCTTCCTCGGCGTCCCGTAGCGCTTTCGCCTCCCGGTCGGCCTGTTCCCTTGCCATCCGGGCTTCGCGCTCCTGGGCCTCGATTGCGGCCCTGCTGGCGCGTTCGGCTTCCTCGATCTTGGCGCGGGCGGCGCGCTCGATTCCTTCCTGCTGAATCCTGGCCGCTTCCAGCCGGTCTGCTTCCGCCTTGGCGCGTGCGTCCAGTTCGGCGCGCTGGCGAGCAATCGAGGCCCGTTCCGCCGCCATCTTCGCTTCCTCGGCGGCTTTCGCTGCGGCTTGCTCGGCAAGGATGCGCGCCTCCTCGGCCTTCACCGCGGCCTCGCGCTCGCGCTGCTCCCGCTTGGCTACCTCGTCAATTTGCGATTTGATTGGCAGGCGCAGGCCGTCCAACTGCTCGGCAATGCGCTTGGCCTCGGCGTCCACGAAACGGCCGTAAGCAAGCGAGTCCGCCTTTTCCTTCACCCGGGCATTTTCGAGCGTGATGCTGTGCTGATTGATTTCCTTGTAGGCGCCCTTGGCCTCGCCCATGCCCTTCGGCGTGGACACATCAAACACCACCTTGGAGTAGCGCGCCGTCAAGTCGGTAAGCGCGGCCTTGACTGAGTTGTAGCTGACGATTTCGGTATTCATTTTCTCTCCATGAGTTTCACCACCATTTCATCGACCGATTGCAGAAACACCCGGACCTCGGCCTCAAGGGTGCGGATATAGCCGTCGTCGCGCGCGACCCGAAACACGTAGCACCGAAGATGCTCCGGCATGTCCGGGCTGAAGCTGCAAAAATCCCACCATGCCCGCCCGGTGATCCAGAGATTCCCCATGATTTGGGCCTTGTGCTCGCTTGGGTAGCCGCCGGCCAGAATCGTATCGAGCTGCACGGTCGGAATCACGCTCTTGATCTCGCAGCCGCCATCAGCCCCTATCAGGCCATCCGGGGAAGCGCCGGACATCAGCGCGGTGTGCTTAATGAATCCGACTTCCTCGACCAGATTGCCGGTCGCGGCCTCGTAAGCCATGCGCGCGAACGGCTCCTGCTCCTGCCCACGTTCAAGATTCTTCTGCCAGCCGCCGTAGCTTGAATTCTCGCTCGGCTTCCCGGTGAGGCGTTCGCAGACAATGCGCCGCAGGTACTTTGTGCGCATGATGCCCTGGCCTTTGGCGAGGATTGAGGAAAACTCTGAGGCGGTGGCGTGGCCGCAGCGCTCCTGCAGCCACGCTTCGCTGCCTTGCGGGGCGTTCATGCCGATCTCCAAATTTTCATTGCTTCGCCGCTTCTTTGTCGGCGTCCTCAATGCTCTGTTTCATGCGGTTTTTCACTTCGGCGAGCGTAGCCCGCTGCGCCGCCGTAAGCGCCTTCCATGCCTCGGCCAAGCTCGCCATCGACCCGCAGGCTTCAAGCGCCTTCTGGCCTTCGGGGTCGGGCTCGACTTTCTGCGTTTTGTCCGCACCCCTGCCGTCATCGTCGGTCGATGCAGACAGGCCAAGCGAAGCCTTGAGCGTCATACGCTGAAGATAGGTTAGGGTCGATCCAATAGCTTGAATCGCGTTCTTGTTTCCGGATTCGTCCCTCGGTGCCGGGATGGTATTTTCCTCAGTGTGGCCGCTTCGGTGCGCGATGATGCAGGTAACTTCGATCAGACCATCCTTGGGCGCGTTCGTTCTGAAGCGGTACGACAAGCCATGCTTGGCAAGGATCGGATCGACCGTTCGCGCGACTTCCGCCAAATCCTCGTACTTGTAATGCGTGCGCCCCTTCTGTGAGGTGAAATCCACTTCCTTGTTCTTGAATACGACCGGGATTTCAGCCTTGGCTGCGGCCATAGCTTCGTTAAAGGCTTTGCGCGCCTGGTTCGCCTCGTAGCGTTCCTGCAACCCCATCAACTCGCGCAGGGTAGCCGGGTCCATGCCGTTTTTCACCGCTACTGCCAATATCGACATGGGCGTCGCCTGGGCCTCGACAAGCGCCGGCAGCGCCCGATCCTCGGCCCGGCTGAAGCTGTCTCGTGAAACCAAGATGGCACTCTCTGCGGCTATTCCTGCTGGTACGTTCATGCTTCCCTCCTGTTAGCAACACACTGTAAGCATAGGTCCGGCTCTTTCCCTTCTGAAAGCCCTTAAGGACTTCAGCCAAGGTACTCGTTCGCCCTTCATCGGGACCAGGTTGACAGCCGGTAGGTCAGCGCCTGGATTTATCCCGCATGTAACGTAGCTGTGGGCAACGATCTGTAACGCCGATTCACGGCGCGATGAAAAGCCCCTTGGTGGAAGCACCCGGATACAGCGGCCCTTAGACGAACAGAGAAACGTTTTCGGGATACCCAGATGCCCCCAACAAGGGGCGCTCGAAACTGCGTTCTCTGTTTGATGCTTGGCCGCTAAACCAAGGCGCGATTCACTGCGCAAAAAAAGCATATTCCCTTCCGCTTAAAATGTCAATACAGCGCCCGATACCCGCGCCCGGTCATGCATCGCAGGATGATTCCACGCTGCGCCTGCGCGCCCTCTGCGCCGCCCGCCGCGGCCCCGGTGACACCGTACACGCCGGCGCCGTAGTTCGCGCCCTGACGGCCTCCTATGAGTGCGCCAATGACTGCCCCGAGCACCGCGCCGCCGACTGCACCTGCAACGGCATGATTGCCCGGACTGACCTGCTCGGCGTATGCCTGGCATTCGCGCAGATCGGCGTTGTACTGATTCATGTCCACGCCCTTGGTATCCACGATTGGCTGATATGTCGCGCAGCCGGCCAGGGCGAGCGTGAGTATTGCGATGCGTTTCATGAAAACCACCCCGCCCCAAACAGACAATGAGCGAACCAGCCGAGCCAGAAGCCTGCCAGCACCAGCAGCGCATAGCCTAGCCTTGCGTCGTCGCGGTCTGCCTCCCTGTGGCGGGCTAGGATTTCGTCAAGCTCGCGGTCAAAGTTCCTCATTTCGCCCCCTTGATCTTGTTAACCTTCACGTCCAGCCGATACAGCCCTCGTTCTCGCAGGTACGCGATCTGTTGATGCCTGTGGTATTCCAGGACGTGCGCATAAGGCTGTACGCCGTCACGAATCCTGCCAGTGTAGAAGCTAGGCGCTTCACCGAACGAAAGAAATGTCCACTCTCGCGGCTGAGTACGGGCAAACCTGCCATTGGCGAAGTCGTTGCGGAAGGCGATCATGTTAAATACTCCCGTAATATTTAATCAGCGCAACCACGACAACTGTCCCGAGCGCCGACCAGTACACGATCCGGGTGATCGTGGCCTGAATGCGCAGGCGGGCGTTTTCCTCTGCTAGTTTTGTCATCGTGGAGAGGTAGCGGCTCATGGCTTTACCTTTTTTCGGTATGCGCGCTTCTGTTTCGTCGCTGGTTGCGGTATCCAGTCGCGCCGCCGATCCACCGGCATTGTGAGGTACGCGGAAAGCCAGGCTTCCATGTCCTCCACTGCCGCGCGTTTCGCTGTAATCGTCGCCGTGATCGCTGCTAGAATGGCCTCGCGGTCGTATGCTGCCGAGCAAGCAAAGAACGGGAACCACGGCGATACGCTTTTGTCCCAATTGATCCGTATTTCGTTGCCGATGTCGTAGCCGCTCATTTCGTTGCCTTCCGCGTCAGTTCCAGCACCTCACCGAAACCGGCGTTCACGTTCCCTGCCTCATCGGTCGCCCGAACGTGTCGAGGTCGCCCGGCTGCGTCGTAACGTGCAGGTCGGGCCTGCCGTCTGGGCGGTCGTCGTGGAAGTCGGGCTGCGCCGCCGGCCGATGCGCCGCATGCCAATGTTTGACCATCGCGGCACGTGCTCGGCAATAACGACCGGCGCCGCTTTTATCGTGAGCGCGATGCAGGGCAATGACATTGACACTAAAATCGCAGGTTATGCAACGCAGTTGGCTAACTTGATCGCGCCGGGCGCCACTGGCGAAACGGATAACTGCGTAATGCTGATCCGCGCGCAGGATCATGATTCCACCGCCCGTTTCGTAAGTTCCAGCGCCTCTCCGAAGCCGGCGGACATGCGGGCGGCATCCTCGATTGCGGCCGCGTTGTCGAGCGCGGCGCGGAATATGTTATCGAACATGTCTCGATCCGAGCCGGTCATCGCGCCCCATTGTAGATATTCCCTGATCGCCTTCACCAACTCCGCATGGCTCGCCCGCAGCCGATCTATCTGCCCGCGCAATTCTTCAGCGCGCAGGGCGTCTGTATGGCGTGCCGCTTTTTCGTGGTACAAATCATCTTGCAGCCGCGCCAGTTCGTCGGCGTTCATGACGGCACCATCGAATATACCAGCGTTTTCCCGTTCCAAGCACAGTCAGGAATGGCCGATTTGATGTAGGCGGTTATCTCTGCATCCAGCGATTCGCGCTTGGCATTGTAGTCGGCATCCAGCGGATCGCACTTGGCATTGTAGTCGGCATCCAGCGGTTTGCGCTTGGCCTTGTAGTCGGCATACAGCGATTCGCGCTTGGCCTTGTAGTCGGCATACAGCGATTCGCACTTGGCATTGTAGTCGGCATCCAGCGGATCGCACTTGGCATTGTAGTCGGCATCCAGCGGATCGCACTTGGCATTGTAGTCGGCATCCAGCGATTCGCACTTGGCATTGTAGTCGGCATCCAGCGGATCGCACTTGGCATTGTAGTCGGCATCCAGCGGTTTGCGCTTGGCTATCGCGGGACACAAGACAGGATCGAGATAGATCATATTGTGCAGTCTGATCGCTATTTCGTAACTCGGTTTATTGTATTTCACATATTGGATGCGCTCCATCACATCATGCGATTCTTCGTATAGTATCTCATGATGTAGCAGACCGAACCATCCTGTCGTCGGCCCGGTGTAATTGGGACGCCCTGGAAACATTGTGTTCATCATTTCCCCTCTAGTTAGTCCCGCCTGTGCTGCGGCGATTGAGGAATACTATGCGCCTCATTTGTGCCTGTCTATTCAATAGAATCTATCGGCCAATAAGGACAATGAATGCACAAGCCTCTATTTTTATGCTTTACTTCGCGCCATGAAGATACAGGTCAAGGTTGGCGGCAAGTGGCGCACTGCCGAGGCTACCATTAACGCGCTGGGTCATGCGGTTGTAAAGCTGCCGCCGCCCTATGAGGCGCTGATATTCAAGGTGTGGCGCAGGAAGCGCAAGAAGGGGGCGAAGTGAATTACTCGGAATTTATAGAGCGCAAAACGCAGCTCGGCAGTATGTCCGGGTTTGATCCTATCTTTATGCCGGATTTCCTTTTCGACTTTCAGGAGTCACTTGTCAATTGGGCGATCCGCAAAGGGCGTGGTGCAATCTGGGCAGACTGCGGGCTCGGCAAGACGCCTATGGGACTGGTCTGGTGCGAGAACGTAGTGCGCAAGACTAACAAGCCGGTTCTGTATCTCACTCCACTGGCAGTATCATTTCAAATGATAGCCGAGGCGGAAAAATTTGGCATAGAGGCGCATCGTTCAGCGGATGGCACAGTCTATCCAGGAATAAATGTTACGAATTATGAGCGCCTGCATTATTTCAACCCTAACGACTTCGGCGGGTGTCTCTGCGATGAATCGTCAATCCTGAAAAACTTCGACGGACAATACAAGAGCCAGATCACTGAGTTCATGCGCAAGATGGAATATCGGCTACTCGATACCGCGACAGCAGCGCCAAATGATTATATCGAACTTGGAACGAGCAGCGAGGCCCTGGGAGAACTTGGCTACATGGATATGCTCTCGCGGTTTTTCAAGAACGATCAAGGCAACACGATCAAGGCAAGGCGCGTATTTCATGACCCAGGAAAAAATTGGGCGCAGTTAGATGATGCCGCCAAGTGGCGATTGAAAGGCCACGCCGAAATCCCGTTCTGGCGTTGGGTCTGTTCATGGGCGCGGGCGATACGCAAGCCTTCTGATCTTGGCTTTGAGGATGGCAGATTCATTCTGCCGCCTTTGCTGGAAACCGAATATCTCGTTACAGCGCAAACGCTCGCGCCGGGAATGCTATTTCCCTTGCCTGCGGTCGGCCTTAAAGAACAGCGCGAGGAACGTCGTAGAACTGTCAATGAACGCTGCGAAAAGGTTGCAAGCCTCGTCGCAACCGGCCAGCCTGCGCTGGTCTGGTGCCATTTGAACGATGAAGGCGATTTGCTTGAGCGTCTGATACCGGACGCAATTCAGGTGAGCGGAAAAGACTCTGACGACACGAAAGAGGAAAAGTTGATTGCTTTCGCCAAAGGGCAGGAACGGGTGCTGATTACGAAACCGAAGATTGGCGCTTGGGGATTAAACCTCCAGCATTGTGCGCACGTTACCTTTTTCCCTTCGCACAGCTACGAGCAGCATTATCAAGGTGTACGCCGTTGCTGGCGATTCGGTCAAACTCGCCCGGTACAGGTGGACATTGTTACCACCGAAGGCGAGCAGTCCGTACTCAAGAATCTACAGCGCAAAGCTGTAGCGGCCGACAAGATGTTTTCCGAGTTGGTAAAACATATGCACGATGCGCAGAGCGTTGCGCGTAGTGTTCCATTTACAAAACGGGAGGAAATACCGCTATGGCTTGCATAGATCAAAAGGTCACTGACCGATTCGCCATTTACAATTCTGATTGCATCGAAATCATGCAGGCGATGCCTGCCGCTTCTGTACATCTGTCCTGCTACTCGCCCCCGTTCGGAGGGCTTTTCGTATATTCCAGTTCGGAACGCGACCTGTCGAACTGCACAGACTACGGCCAGTTTTTCGATCACTACGGTTTCGTGGTGAAAGAACTTTCCCGCGTGACCATGCCGGGGCGCATGACTGCCGTGCATTGCATGGATGTTCCAAGCGGGAACTGCGGCAAGGATCACTTGCTAGACTTCCCCGGCGACATTATCCGACTGCATGAAAAAGAGGGGTTCAATTACATCGCACGCTATGCGATCTGGAAAGAGCCGCTTGCTGTGCGAAATCGAACAATGGCGAAGAACCTCGCGCACAAAACCATCGTGGACGATTCCTCGCGCTGTAGCGTGGCGAGCGCCGACTACCTGCTGGTGTTCCGGCGCAAGGGCGATAACCCCATTCAGATAGCGCATCCTGTCGGCCTGCTGGAATACGCAGGCGAGCGCAAGATTCCTAGCGAACTTATCCAGTATCGCGGCTGGAAAGGCAACCAGATCGAAAACCGCTATTCGCATTGGATTTGGCGGCAGTACGCCTCCGCCTTCTGGGATGACATTCGCATCGGTCGCGTGCTTCCGTTCAAGGCAGCCCGCGATTCCGAAGATGAAAAGCACGTACACCCGCTACAGCTTGATGTAATCGACCGGGTAATGGTGC